TTTCATCGACATATTCTCCGTGATCTACGGGTTCGTCATTTCGAGGTGGTAGGGGAGTGTTCTGTTTAACTGGATTGGCAAATGCATCTACATCTTCCTGAAAAATTTGGTTAGGAACTTCGTGTCGACCACGTCCATGCATTTGTTGTATAGTTGGAGGCATGTGCGAACGAGGTTTTGTAAAGTCTAATTGTATCTCGTCCATCATAGCCTGTTCATTATCATTTAACTTCATAACGGAATCAGACCCACGATCAAGAATAATTTCACCGTCCATTACTCTCTATATTTAAAGTATTCTATTCTCTTTAACGCACTTTATAAAAAAATATCAGTACATAATAAAATGAGACTCGACAGTACAAACCGCTCGATTCTCAAATCAATCGCCATCGTGATATTCCTAATTTTTGCTGTATCGTATTTATTTAAAGACAGGGTAAGTATGTACCAGCCCGGACCTGTTGACATTCAATCTGTATCAGAAGAGCCTTTCTCCAGTTTGAAAAGTAGCCCCGATTGCATCGACAGCGTTTATTCTACTAGTAGTGGCGGTGTATGTGGTGGTCAGAAGCTTGTTCGTGATCACGCTAATTACAAAATTGTAGGTTAAATATTAGTATCACTTTATCAACATTCCATTTAAATTTATACGAAATTTTTAAGTGGATAATTTCTACGTATATTATACATGACGTTCATTATATCTCCTCAGACCAAGGATACCACACCCGATAATGAACACGAAATTCATACGGTTATCATAGATAACAATGACCATTCTTCAAAGGTTAATTTCACAGCTTTTCTACCTACACCTCTTGAAAATGTTGTTCAAGCACGTTTAATTACGGCCACTTTAACTACGACCGGCTATCTCACACAAACCGCTTTACATATAGGGGTTGAAGAACTTCGTTCATATTTTTCTCAGCGCACAAAATCTGACCTAGAATCTGCAAATGATAATCATTTAAACGGTAAGTTTGGGACTATTATTGGAAATCATATAGCGTTAGCTCCTTCATCTGCAACCAAGGTTATGATTTTTAAAGACGAATATCCTATACTTCAAGAATATCACACCCCAATCCGAAAACTCGATCGTTTGACATTTAACATACATAAACAAGACGGTGACACAGCACAATTAGGTGATTCTGTATTTGTATTCAAATTCACATGTAAAAAGATGAATCTTTCCTAAATTTCAGGGCGTTACATACTTGTAATTTAAAAATCTTCATATTGTAGTATGTCTTCCGGACTCGTACAATTGATTGCTATAGGGGCTCAAGATGAACATATCATCGGAGAACCCGAAATTTCGTTTTTTACGTCAACGTTTAAACGACATTCCAATTTTTCACAGTCTCTCGAAAAACAAACAATCCAAGGAGCTGTGAGAGGTAATTCCATGTCATCTATTCGTTTCGAAAGAAATGGGGATCTCTTAGGGTATACATATTTTACAATAGATAATAACACACAAGCTGTTGATATCCAAGATTGGGGTAAAATAATCGATAAAGTCGAGATTTTAATTGGTGGGCAGGTCATTGATTCACAGGATCACGATTTTACAGAAAAAATCGCTATCGATACATTTGCACAAAATGTATCCAAGGGGTCTAACGGTACACACCCAGGTGCATCAGCTCGTTCATATTTTTACCCCTTACGGTTTTTTTTCTGTGAAGGACCTCAATCGGCTATCCCGTTAGTAGCCCTTCAGTACCATGCGGTCGAACTACGGATATATTGGGGACCTGATGCAGGGAATTATAACGTCGAAGCGTACACGAACTATTATTATTTAGATAACGAAGAGCGTGGCATAATGACTTCACGAACCCATGATATATTAATTACACAAGTTCAAAAAAGTATTCCTTCGAGTGAAAAAGTTCAAGAATTAACATTTAATCACCCCATTAAATATATAGCGTGTTCAAATACAAATTCTGAAAGTACTTTGACGGCGATTGATAATAAAATTAAATTAAGTATAAATGGAACGGATATCAATTCGTATAAATGGGCAAAGCCACATTTCGTTGATATAACGAGCTATTATCATACAAACTTTGTTACATCGCCAGATTTCTTTCTACATTGTTTCTGTCTAAATACAAGTTCTCTTCAACCCACAGGGTCATTAAATTTCAGTCGTCTAGATTCAGTAAAAATACATAGTCAGAATAAAGATATTATAGATTCGATTTACGGTGTAAACTACAATATTCTCAGAGTGAATAATGGCATGGCAGGCCTCATGTATGCAAATTAAAATACAGCATTATATTAAATGCCTAAGAACTTGAGTACTTTAGGTGGAGCTACAAAACTTCGTTTTGGTAAAAATTGTCGCGAAGATCAGGCGGAAAACTCCATTGTTTTTAATGCAAGTGAGGAAAAGATCGACGCAACACAATCGAGTGGCGTTTACATAACTCCACTTGAACTGAGTACAGATTTTTCTGGACAGGGATCTGCCGACACAACTAACACGTTCGTGGTATATAACCAGGAAACACACAAACTACTTCGAACAAACGTCCCTCTAAGTCTAACGGGTATTTCGTCTGCTAGTGGTTCGGGTGTATCGGGAGACGTAACTATAACTGGTGATTTATTTGTTGAAGGGAATGTGACATCCATCGGAACTGTTGCAAATATACATGTCACAAACACTACAATTAAAGATGGTTTAGTGGAATTAGGGACGAATAATACAGATTTAGCTACATTTGATCTAGGTCATATATACAACCGTGGTCCGAGTGGTTCGAATGTAGCCATGTATTACGATGCAAGTGAAACAAAACTGGTAATAGCGTACACAACAAATAGCGCGATGGAAGTGACGCAAATTGTACCTGAAGCTTCAGAAACTGAAAGTATGAATGTTCATGTCCACGGTAAATTATTTACAAATTCGAATGTAGGTGTAGCAAACACAAATCCCATTCATACACTTTCTATTAGCGATAAAGTTTTTATCGATAGCGGAAATCATGCAAATGTTATCGAAGCGCGGGGTGATACACACACCACTGGGAATGTTTACATAGATGGCGGTATTATAATGAATGCGGGTGGTGTAAATAAGAAAACGTATAGTCACGCAACCACAATTCCTCAAAATACCAGTGTTTCAGACGCTACTATAACACTCACGTTTACTAAACATCCTTTCTACGCCAAAATAGTTGCACAAATTATTGATGACGTTGACACTGAAGTCAGTACCATGATATTAGACGTAGCTGGGGGTGAAAGAGGTGGCGACTATTCGGGTGGGACACCGATACCGAACATAGCCCAAGGCCCACTTTCAGTATTCGGTACCCCCAACACTACAAACCCATGGAGTTCGACTGTTACTACGGACAGTCAAAATGTCACCCTTAAACCATCTACAACCTTTGGTCTAACTCATGATGGAAAGTACACTATATTCATTGAATATATATCACATGAAACGGGTGGTCGCCTCGAAAGTATAACACAAAGTGCGGGAACTTCGGCTACATTCACATATTAAACTCTTTCCAAATGTTTCATCTTCATTTGTAAATACGTTTTTTTATTCTTTATAAGTATATGACATCCAGGAACGTTCAACTTGTTACAGGAATTCTGACTACAGGTGAAGAATATCCTACATTTCATGTAGATAAATCAACTGGTAGGGTTGGCATAGGTAATGCCGCTACAAATCCATACGATGATGATGACGATTCCAACGTTTTTCATGTCACGGGGAGTATGTATGCGACTAGATTTCACGGTGATGGTAGCGCTTTGAGTGGATTAACAGACTCGAAATGGTTATCCGTCGATAATGATATTTATTATTCGACTGGCGATGTTTCTATAGGAATTCGCGAGTCCGGTGGTAAAAGGTTCCGTGTACACGAAAGTGGTAAAGATATTTTAACTGTTGATGGAGCCAGGGAACAAACTGGTATCAATACAATTGCACCTAATGCATCGTTGCACGTAAATGGGTCCTTTATAAATCAATCTAGATGGAATTTACTTAATGCGGTGATACAAATAGATTCCGAATATAACAAAATTATGATTTCTTTGGGTAAATCTATTACAACCGACAGTCCGATGCGTGTTTGGGGTTCTTATAACAATGTCCCCGATTGGCTTATAGGTGCAATAGGTACGAATTACATTAACACGACACCGAATATAGAAACATTTACACTAATAACTAAATGTTCCGTAACCGGGTTTTTAATCGATATAAACTCTAATGTTACAGATGATTGGACAGAATTAGATGAATACTCGAATATCATACACGTAGATACAAACCCCCCCACACTTTCTCAACCCTGTAAAATTTACATAAAAACCTTCTCAGCAGGCACGTATATACTCGATACTTCGTCATTATATGCTTTTATTTTATAATACATTTCTTTCATTGTTTCCATACATTGCAAGAAGTCTAAACATTTTATCTATGCTAATATAAATGGTGGGAACGACAAGCCATGTTTTTTCAGGGAAGGTTGAAGTAGAAAGTAACCTGCACGTTGGGTCAAATATAAAAATTGACGACGCCTTTACAAATGTTCTCACGATATTAGGTAATGTAAGTGTGGGTTTTCTACACGGTAATGGAAGTGCTCTTACCGGCGTTCTGACATCCCTGGAAGATGCCGCATCTAAAGGTAATACACTCTCGAGTAGTATCCAATTCACAAATCCCGAAACTTCTATTTCCGCAACGGGTAATATCGAAGCCTCTGGATTTAGCGCAACGGGTAATGTTGAAGCCTTTGGGTTTGTTGGTGACGGTGGCGGACTTACAAATTTACAAGTAACTCTCGATGATGCGGCAGCTCTTGGTAATACACTCTCGAGTAGTATCCAATTCACAAATCCCGATACTTCATTTATAGCTACAGGTAATGTAGCTATAGGGGGGGATGTTACAGCTACTAAATTTATAGGTGATGGTAGTCAACTCATAAATTTACCTACAACATTGGAAGATGCTGCAAATAACGGGTCTATAATATCAAAAACGGTTCAATTTTCGAACACTGGTGTAAGTTTAATAACCCTAGGTAATGTAGGTATAGGTGTTACAACCCCTGAATATGCACTCGATATTCACGGAGGTGCAAATGTTGGAGTATTGCACACAACTCGTACAACGGTTAATGGTATAGACGTCGTCATAGATACAGATTTCGCGTCAAATGTTGCTAGAATTTCCAGTCTCGAAAGTGCAAACGCTGTACAAGCTACACTCATTACCATAAATAAGAATAATTTGACAAATAATGCGAATAGAGTATCAATTCTTGAAAGCAATCTATCTTCAAATGCGGGGCGTGTTACGACTCTCGAAACTGAAGGTGGTGTATTACGCACGGATTTAGATGATAACGCATTTCGTGTTACGACTCTCGAAAGTGCGAATACGGTTCAAAGAAATTTAATCAACAGTTTAAGAACCGATACGAATGATAATTCATCACGCGTTACAGTACTTGAAAATGACGCTTCCTCAAACGGCGTACGAGTAACAAATCTCGAAAGTGCGAATACGGTTCAAAGAAATTTAATAAACAGTTTAAGAACAGATACGAATGATAACTCATCACGCGTTATAGTACTTGAA